AGCAGGAGCAGCCTCGGGAGCAGCCGCAGCAGGAGCAGCCTCGGGAGCAGCCGCAGCAGGAGCAGCCTCAGACGGGGCAGTAGCCGCGGTAGCAGCAGCCGCAGTAGCCGCGGTAGCAGCAGCCGCAGCCGCCACCGTCGCCGCATCGGGGGCAGGAGTCTGAGCCGCAGCCGCAGGGGTGGCTGTCCCCTCGTTCTTACGAACAATCGCTCCCTGTTCCTTCATGACACGGGCCACCCTGACTGCTTCCTCGCCTGATGCATTTGGATTCAAAAGCAATCCCTTTGCCTTTTCTATGGTGTTCTTGTAGTCCACGGCGCCGTTAGTGTTCCCAGCTCGGCTGATGAGCCAGGCGGCTATTTTCAGGGGGTCCGTCAACTGACTCATTGTCATTCCATGAGATTAGAACTTCCACTTCTTATCACACTCCAAGCAGGTAATGAAGGTCGTCATGGGCTCATCTGCCGAGCGTGTCTGCATCTGGTAGTAGTCGCACTTGGTCTTGCGCTTGCAGCGAGAGCAATACAGCACGATGGATGCGGTCACCTCCTTCGAGTAGAGCGCCTTGTCCTTCTCGACAGTCTTCTGAATCAAGTCGGCCCAGCGTTGGGGGTTCTGCTGGACAGGCGACATTTCTGCAAACTCTGCAGGATCCAAAGTAGCCAGCTGCGCGCGGTGCGGGTGCAACTCCACGGCCCGATTGCGATACAGACCAAGGAATACGGAATTGTCCCAGTCGATATCAATCAGCCACTGCTGGGCCTCGCGGACACACCTCTGCAGAATGGCCGTCTCCACATCGTTGCTGTCGAACAGATTGCGGACACGCGTGCGTAGCGGGTGGTCCACGAACACATTGGACGCGTGAATCGTGTGAACGGGAAGTGCCTGTCGGGCTTCAGTTGCCGTTTCCTCGTCGTCTTCCTCGACAGGACCCGCTCCCTCTTCGTCGTCATCCTCAACGATCTCATCTTCGTCCTCGCGGAATGTGCACGACTGGTAGAAGTCATCGTACTCCGTGGTCCGCAGATCGTGGTACTGGTTGGCGTGAGAGTCGTAGTCGTCCGTATTGCTGTTCGCAGACTTCATCACCACCAGCGTGCCCGAGAAGATGTCGTCGTTGAATGGCGGGGGCAGCATGTGCTGATTCGTAGTCTCGTCATCAGCGTCATCGGTGGGAACACCGAAGACCGCGAAGACCTCCTCTTCGTGTGGAATCTTGCCTTGGAACTGGAGCGTGGGCTGGCGGGTCTTCTTGCGAAGCCACTCGAGGACATCTGCCGTCTTGGGAGGAACAACCAACTCCGTCAAGGTCCCCGAAACACCAATTGCAGTAGCGATAACCATTGCATGTCCATTCTCCTCCCCCTCGTAAGTCCGTTTTAAACAGGGCGGGGTCGGATGGTGTGGCCAACCATGGCAAAAATGTTGTTGGGGTCTTCGTGGATATAGGTCAGGAGCCAAGAAAGGAACAAGAACATCAGAATCAGGATAACTGCAGAAATGACCCACTGCATCGTAGGGCTGGTCCAGAAGTCAAGGCTGCTTTGGGCCTGTAGCTTGTTAAAGGTGGCCTGGACTGACTTGGTGGTGTTCTTTGCACTTCCCTCAGCACCGCAGCAGGCAGGATGGTAGTAGACGTGGTTCGGATCCTTCACGCTGTCGGGGTCCTTCGGATCGTAGGACGAAAGAGTCTGGACCACCTCGGCTGGAGGGCGAGCGTCCACGGCTCCGCGAAGCGATGCAAAGTCGGACTCGAGCATGTAGACGGGCTCTTGGAAGTAGACGACGCGAGGTGTCAGGTTGCCCATGGTCTGCGCCTTGGCCTGAGTCGCAGGAGCCCACTTCATGAAGGTCGTGTCAAAGGTAACGCCGCCCACGGACTCGTTCGACTCTCCGTCATTTGTGAGAGAATAGACTGTGTCGATCCACGTGTAGTAGCCCTCATTGCCCGTTACCAAGGAATGGAGAGACCAGTCACTTCCAGTGTCCGCCGACGCAGACGGGTAGTCGGGACCTGGTTTCTTCTCTGCGCCCGTATCGTAGTGCCCGTCGGACGCGTACTTGATGTAGGCATTCACCTTGTCCTTGTCCACACTCTTATCGCCGTTGCCTAGCTTCTCCCAGTCCGACGCAACATGGGGATCCTGTGCAGGATCGTACGAGCTCTTGGGAGGCTCGTGTCCCGAGATGGTCAGAATTGAGGACGCGACACGACTGAAAAACTTGACACCCTTCTTGCTGCCGTCGGTTGTCTTTTGGATTGGAATCATCAGAATGATAGGGGCCGTGGACGAGCGCACCAAGAGACACGCGTCTCCCTGGACACCTGTGCCCTTCTTGCCCTCCGCGCGCAAGGGTGCTCCCCAGAACAGGTCCATCGAGTCCCACCATACCGCAGACACACCGTACGGCATGCTCGCCGTCGGATTGAACGAGCCCGTGAAGGGCGCCGAAGGTGTGAGGGTGACCGAGTTGGATGGCTGGTAGATATTAGGAACGGTCGTGTTCTTGTCCGTTGCGGAAACAGGAATCGATCCATCCTCGGCAGGTCGAGGATTGATGGTGATCTTGACTGACGATGCCGACACACCAGGGTCGATGGTTAGCTTGCAATCCGAGCATCCTTCCGAAGTCTTAATCTGCAGGCCCTGTTGGATGTTATGGGTCTTGTTGGTGTTCGGCCTCACCACGGTCCGTTTCGGAAGCGGCGGCGGTTTGCTACCTCCACCTCCCATTGTATGGAGCAGAGAAATCAAGTATCCCAAAGTAACAAGATGTCTCCCCCTAACCCGAACCCGTTGGATCTCAAACCGGGGTACCTTAACTGGTGGCAGTCGCTCCTGCTTGCGTTTTCTTGCACCCTCGTAGGGTTGATCGGTGCATATTCCGCAATGTCAGGCGTAAGCGTGGACGGCGTGACTTCGGTATCCTGGGGCAAGGACCTCCTGAAGCTGACTCCCCACGCGCTTCTGTTGTTCGGTCTCATGGCCGACGCAATCACCTACGATGGTGTCTACTGGAGCTCGACCATTGTGGGCTTGTCTGCCGCAGGACTCCATTCCCCACTGGAGACAATCACGAATTCGTTCGTTGAGCTCATGAACAACATCTTCAAGAACATCATGAGTGCCTCGAGTACGGGAGCCGCACCAGCAGGAGCACCAGCGGGCCTGCAGCAAGGCGGCGGAGCAAAGATGCACGGCGGCAGTGAGTACAATGGATGTACGGTCACAGGCGCAGAAGGCATCCCCGATAACTTCCGCACAGCTCAGACACTTGTTGTAACCGTGTCGGTGATTTCCTACTTCTTCTTTGATTTGTGGTTCAACCGCGGAATCATCAATGCGCTTGGCACCCTGATTGCGGGTATCCTCCTGTTGATTGGTCAGGCAATGTCGATCTCTGGAACCTGCTTTACCGAGGCCAACAAGGAGAAGCGCACGATCACGTCGGGCGTGATGTATGCGATTCTCTTTGGAACGCTGATTGGCGGCACCTTCTATTCTCTGTTCCAGTCGTTCTACCCGATGTACCTCCCTAGTACGGTGATCCCCCTGCAGAATTACGCGTCTCAGGTTGCCAGCATCTCGTCCACTGGGTTTGTCTATGTACCAGGCCAGGGTTTGGTCTCCGTGAACTCGCCCGCAGGACAGCAGGCCTTGGCGAATGGAACAGCCATGTCCCCAGATGACATGTCCACTGCTCTCCAGGCGACGGGAACGCTGGGCACTGGAAAGGAGGGTGAAGAGAAAACGTGCTCTTAGGGTGCAGCAAGCGCCTTCCGCAGCAAACTGTAGTACATGATGACATTGGTTCCCGAGTGACGACCAATCTCCACACCATTCTTTGTAACCACCACCGTCGGGACAGCCTTCACGCCCATCGCAGGCGCCACGCCTGTCTTGTCGTCATGCGTGTTAATCGACTGCCACACAACAGCAGGAAAGTCCTCGGCCATCTGGGCCAGCGCGGGCTTGATGTGCTTGCAAGGGCCGCAGGTAGGAGACCAGAAGCTGTAGGCAACGACACTCATTTGTTATTACACCCAGCCAATCTTTAACTCGTCTTCTCGATGGACACTGTGGTCAGCTCCGCGCGTAACATGGTCGTGCGCTGGCTCACATTTTTGGTCAGTGTCACATTCTTTGCCTTGCACATTTCCTGAAACGCCTTGTACAGGTGCTTGTCAATCAAGTCCCTGTCGAATGCGTCGAGGTTTCCGCGGACCCAATTCAGCAGAGCCCCCTGAGACACGGGAGGCCCCATCACTGCAAGAGGACATCCAGTGACAATCTCTGCGGTTGGCGGCGGAACGACAATCTCCTTCTTTCCGTCCACAGCCTCACGCGCTAGCTTGTCCACCTTGTCGTTCTGAATGGAGAGGTCATCAGATCCTCCTGTGTGGGCCCTGACATGCACGAACCGATGAGACTTGAACTTGGACATGCGTGTCACGATGTCCTCAATGAGATCGCGGTGAAGAACGGGCTTGCCCTCGGATGTCTTCCAACCGCGGCTCATCCACCCTGTCACCCACACGCTCACGCACTTGATGGAGTAATCCGAATCGGAATACACCACAATGTCCTCATCCAAGCAGCCACGCGTCTCCAGAATCTGGACGGCGAGGCGGATGGCAGAGAGCTCGGCTCGGTTGTTGGTTTGGTCTTCGATATCAGGAACTCGGTGTCCCTCTGACCACTCCGGGTGCTCGGGGAACCAGGCGGCAAATCCAGCGCGAGCACCTGCGCGTCCGTTGCTTGGGCAGGATCCATCTGTGAATACGCGCATACTCTTTACTCCCTTGTCCGTTGTAATTCCGTTTCGGCAGCCGCGGCATCATCCCAATACGAAGTGTCGAGTGTGCCGTGAACCACGGGCGGGTGAAGGTATCGAGGAAAGGATGTCACACTGCAGCGGCTCACGATTGCAGGTTGGAGCAGGGGCTCCTCTATGTGAAACCAGATTCGGCAGCGGAAGGATCGCTGCTCTAACGAACGGCGCAGGGTCTGCTGGCAGGCCGCGCTCAAGAAGTGTGCATGCCACACCAGGAGGATGCGCAGACGAATATGGGTTTTGGAAGGCGCGAAGGACATCCATTGGGATAACCAGGGGGCAAAGTCGTCGATGGAGTTCATGACGGCTGCGTCCACTTCTTCAAATTCAGCTTGATGCGAATGAGCCACCTTGTAGGCAGCCCAGTGATCCGCAGTCAAACGGTCATTCATGCATTCGTACAGAATGCGGTGCGGGGGAGGAAAGGAGCCAACTGGCGACTGTGGGGAGATGGAGTCCATTTACGCAGTCCCTTCCGTAGTAGACGCCACGATGCGTTTAACAGGAATATCGGCGGACACCACGTACAGGCTGTTCTCTGTGAGAATCAAAAAGACCTTCTCCTCCTTCAGGCGCATGATGGAGGCGATGGGAGAGGTGTACTCCGTGTCGGACTTGACCAGGCACTTCTCGTCTCCACGGACGCCGATGCAGCAGGACTTGGCAAGCGAATCGGAAAAATAATCAAGATAGATCGGGCGATCCTGCTCGATCGCAATCTTTGCGGCTGCAGCCATGACTGTTGCGGAGGGGCAGCTCATTTTGTAACACCCCGAGTCTTGGAAGTGTCGCGTTTGAACGCTGTGCCACCTACTTTGCACAGTCTTCTAGCTTGAAGCGAGACTTCATACAGAGACACGGCGTCTCAGACCGAGGAACCGCCAGCAATCCAATGGCCAGCTCCTTCACAAGTCGGACCTTGGGAGCAATGGCAGCCAAGAAGCGGACCAGATGGTCCACGTGCTCCTCGCCCTGCGGCGTCTTTGGCAGGCGCATGCTCTCCTTGGCATCGTCCACCACTTGGCGTACCATGGTTTCCATGACGCCCGGGGGCAGAAGGCCGCGCGTGAACAGCTCAGCCGTGTACACTGCAAACCCACGCTTCGTCTCCTTTTGTTTGGTCCACGCAATGATCATGTCATTGAATGTCGGGTCCGTGGAGGAGGGTACGAGAATCACCGCGTTGGTGTCGTAGAGCGTATCGAACATCCCAATCTGGACCGCCAGATCCTGGCGAGCATCCTCGTGGGACTTGATAATGTCATTGTATGCATCGGCCAGCATGGAGGCGTAGAAGTTCTGCTTGATGCCGCGGTCGAACAGAAGAGTGGTGATTCGCAAGCGGAACATGGCGTCGCGCGCGGCCAGTTTGGTCTTGATGGCCGTCACCAGCTTGTCGTAAGTCTGCTTGGACAACTTGTTGAGGAAGGCGTTGATCTCGTCGTAGTCGGGATCTTCCTTGTCCCTGACCTTCCGTGCGACCTCGACAAGGACATTGGAGCGCCAGTTGTCGTCGCGGGCAGGAGGTGCCTCGCGACGAATCGGACGACGGAAGGCGGGGCGGAAGGTGGTTGCGAGTTTCTGCAGAAGAGCCGCAGTCTCGGCTGGAAGGGGGCGAGTGAGGGCAGCACGGTTGCTGTAGATGTTGATTACAGTATCCATCCCACCCTCAAGTTCCCTTGGTATTGCATAGATTCGTTTTTGGTGGGTGGTGCGAAGGCGGTGGCGACGCACGAGGAGCGGATGCGACGAGAAAACGGATAGCGTGGGTGAAGGATAAGAGAGGACTGCCAGAATGTGGACTCTCTGGTATCACGATCCTGCAAACAATGACTACTCTCTGCAAAGCTACATCCGCGTCTTCGAGGTCAAGGATGTCTCTGACTTCTGGACCATCGTCGACGGCATCCCCAAGGAAATGTGGGAGTCGGGTATGTTCTTCTTCATGCGAGGCGACATTCCTCCGCTTTGGGACGCGGTTGAGAATGACAAGGGTGGGGCGTGGTCCAAGAAGGTGGATGCCAGCGACACCCACTCCGTGTTTGTGGACTGCATGGTCCACTGCATTGCCGAGTCCTTCCTGAAGGGACAGAACGAGACCATCTCAGGGGTCACGGTCAGTCCCAAGGGCCAGTTCCACATCATCAAGGTCTGGAACTCCACCACCAAGCTCTCGGACTACAAGTCCTTCAACCCAACCCTGAAGATGAAGCTGGGGTCCGACATTGCCTACAAGGCTCACAATCAACGCCCCAAGTAATCACACACACTCGCAATTGTTCGAGATCCAGTAAAAGGACATGTAGACCAACCACGCGTGGAGTATCGTGGTGCTGACCACGAGAATGGATATAGCCGTCTCCTGGTCCATTGCTTTTTCAGTGGAAAGAACAATGGCGTGTGTGTATGCAGTAGGGCGGTTTCAACCTCCGACGATTGGACACGAGTCCATGATTCGCGAAGTGATTGCCAAAGCAAAGGAGTTGAATGGAAAGGCATACATCTTCATCTCTTCGCAGACAACTCCCAAAGACCAAAACCCGTTTTCGGTTGAAGCCAAGAAGGTATTCCTTGAAAAGGCGTTTCCTCCAGAGGAGGTTACGTTTGTAGACACGTCCAAGTGCGGTCCAGACCACACTGGGAAATGCGGCGGACCGCTTGCGGCGTGGGGAGAGTTGAACCGACTGGGGTGTACGTCCACATACCTCATAGCAGGAACCGACCGCGCGCCCATCTTTGACCCCAAACTCGCCGACAAACCCAAGAATCTGTGGGCATTCACACTCAAACCGCCGAAGGAAGGCGAAGAGGTCAAGACACCACCAGAGTTCATCGAAGCCAAACGAGATGTGACCAATGGAATGTCAGGTACCAAGGCGCGTGGCTTCGCAAAGGCAGGTAGCTTTCCCGAATTCTGGAAGGCAGTGAACATTGGAGGCAAGGTTGCGGAGGCAGATGCACGAACGTTATACGATATCCTCGCGCCCGCGAAAGGGTCGGGTGGCGGAGGAAGTGCGAAACCCGAACTTTCCTCCTTCGCCGCAGATGCAGAAACGTCACCAGTCAATGGGGGTCGTCGTCGCACCTACCGCCGCTGCCGAAAGTGCGGCTTACCCGTCAAACCTGAAACCAAGTAATGGAAGTGCCCCTGCGCGAATGTATCGCTACGGCCATGTGGAAAGCCAATGTCAACACGGGTCTCCGTGTTAGCATTGTTCCGCTGATTCAGGATGTGCTGATGGAGTTGTTTCGAAAAACGGATTTGTTCGAGCCAGAAGAATCGATCGTGGTCCCTACAACAGCAACCATGGCACTCTCCAACGCATCTATCCTCGCCTCCTACGCCGCCTTCAAGTCTGCACAGCATGCCGCTCACATTGCGCGCCTCCGGGCCGCGCATCCCAAACTCTCCGTCTTCACGGACGACGAGGTCACTGCCCTCTTCCACGAGGTCGTCTCCTGCTTCCAGTCCAAGGGTGGTAAGTTCTTTGAGGCCCACATTGAAAATCTCCTGCGCGAGGCAGGGATTCCGTTTAAGGCCCAGGTCCACGTAGATGCCTGCGGCGTCATTGTCGAGGGTCGCAACGACGGCGACACGATTCCCGACATTGTGTTTGGGAACCCCGTGGTGGGCACGCACATCTCTCAGTACGCGGTCATGAGTTTGAAGACCACATCGCGGGAGCGGGCCAAGCTGGACACTGCGTGGACCTACAAGCACCCGCCCAAGCTCTTCCTCTACGCCACGATGGAGGACGACTATCCGTCACCCAAGACCTTTGACGAGGGTCCCACGCGCAAGCTGATCTGCGCCACACCCAAGGCCCGCGACGCCCGCCAGTTCAAGCTGGGCTTTGAGCACCTGGTTGCGGAGGTGCAGGCTGCGCTTGCGTAAGGTTCTTGGCCAGCATCCGAGTAAACACGGTAGGGATTGTATTGCCCAACTGATGCCACTTGTCACTCACCGATCCCACCAACTCAAACCCCGCAGGAAACCCCTGGAGACGCAAGCCGTCTTCCAGCGTGAGACGCGTGTCCACACCGTTAACCACGTATCCATCCCAGTTGTGCTTGTTGCCATACGGAGACCCACGGCCACCACAACGGATGGTGTAGGCCACCTTCTTTTCAAATGGTTTGCCCAGGTACTCGGACATGGTCGTCTCGTGCTCAAACCGCTGGAAGTCGAGCAAGGGCATCGGGTCTCCATCACGCACGCCCACCAACAAGACTCGCTTCCGCATCTGCGGAATTCCGTAGTCGCTACACGTGACCTTGGTGTATGCCACCTCGTACCCCGCCTCCTGCATCGTGTGCGTGATGACGGCAAATGTCTTGCCCCCATCGTGACTCAGCAACGCAGGGACATTCTCAAAGAATAGGTACTTGGGCTTGTGGTGGTGTACCAGCTTCATGATTTGAAAGAACAGGACGCCGCGCGTGTCCTCGAACCCCATGTGCTGACCCGCATTGGAGAAGGGCTGGCAAGGGAAACCAGCACAACACACATCAAACGGAGGAACGGCAGCAGGGTCGATGGCGTACAAGTCACCGAGCGGCTCGATTCCATGGTTGGCCTTGTATGTCTTGCGGGCAGAAGGGTCAATGTCGCACGCCATCACACACTCCATGCCCTCGGCAGCAAGTGAGTGGTGAAAGCTTCCAATTCCACAGCAGAGGTCAACAAACTTCAGCGGTGGCATTGGGATTGTTGTGGTGTTGAGAAGGACATTCCGTTTTTCAATGGTTGAAAACGGATTCGTTGGGCCAAAAACATAGCGGTAGTGTCCCCGCCAAGCACACATAAGCATCACCACCTCTACCATGCCTACCTCCATCTGTTCCTTCATCGCCAACAACCACGCCGCCGCCCCGCCCGCCCTCGTCTACACTCCGTTTGACGAGGACGCGGTGGTCACCTACTTCCTCGTCTTTCGTAAGCAACTGTCCGAGACCGAGCGTAATGCGGCAAGGGACGCTGCCATCACCTATCTTCTCAAGAATGGCATGGACGCGGTTGCCGCAAAGAACCGCCTCCGCGTCCGCTTGTCAAAGGTGACGCGAGTGCAGGCGGCGCTCCAGCGCAAGCTGCGGTTTCCGCGGACTGACCGGGTCTTCACGAACCTCATGAACATTGCCTGCTACGCGGCGATGAAAAAGGACGAAGAGCGGCGGGCAACTGGGTCGCGCAAGAAGGACCACACGATCCCGTACGACGTAGAAGACACGGCTTCAATCAGGATAAAGATTGAAAACTACCGCGCCAAAAAGACGGGCCGAGGCACCTACGGGGGGAATTCTAGCGGATCTGGATTCACTCAGACGATTCGGTACCTGTGTGAGTTCGACCCCACGTACGAGGAGCTCGACGAGGCGGCGGCGTGGTACACCGCGAATCCCGAGTGAATCTATGAGCTACAAGGCATCAAACACAGCTTGATGTCGCCCAGATTCGCAATGACGTAGCGGATCATCAGGAACCAGTCATTTTTCATATGCACCTCCAGGTTGTTCGACAGATTGGAGCACTTGGTGAACAGGACCAGGTGCGGCAGGGAGAACGTGCCTGAGACAATCTCATCGGGCTTCTGCTTGTCAATGGCAATGTCTGAGGTTGAGTCTCCCATGGTCACCGTCTGGCTTGCAAACGGACCCTTGCAGGTGAAGGTCAGCGTGGACCCGACGTTCTTGATGTCCACGGTCTTGGCCGAGAGCAGCGTCATGTCACGACAGATTTTTTGGAAATCCATGGAAGGCATCGTGATGCGCGTGGCGAACTCCGTCTCGGGCATGTTGATGTCGGACTCGTCGCGGTCCAGCAGGTTCAGCTTGTTGCGGATACGGCGCTTCTTCTCGCCGTTCTCCAGCGTGATGCACAGGTGGTTGGACTCCGACTTGGAGACTGAAAAGGTAATGGTATCATCGTTCGTTACAGTCTTGACAATTCGGTAAAAGTGGTCCGTGTTCAGACCCACGTCCAACTTCGGGGCAGTGTGGTTGTACTCGTAGTGCTCAAACTTGGACGCATGCAGGCGCATGTGCGTCAAGACTGTGCGTGTGTTGTCCATGGCAATCATGCGGATCCCATCCTTGTCAAAGACCAAGCTCATCTCCACCAGCATGGACTTCAGGCCCTCGGCAAGGATACGGATCGGGGCAGTCTGGACAGTCTTGGCAACAACCAGATCGTCCGACATGGTTTATCAATGCTTACGATGTCTTCTGAAAGTCGAATTACGCACCCGACGCCTCTTGCCACCCTTGCGCTTCCGAGAGGTGCTGCGACGGCCGTTGCCGCTAGGCGGAAGAGCGGCGATGGCTTTGTTTATGGTATCTATCTCGTGTTGTGCCGTCTTTTTGGCATCACTAGTACGTGCCGCGATTGATTGCGCTTCTGCAAGAGCGCGCATCTTTTCGAGATCCTTCTTTGATTTCCCCTTGTACTTCGCCCGCACTTGGTCTGCTTCTTCGAATGCACTGGGCCGAATAGGAAACTGGAAGCCTTGGGCGGGCGGACCCGCGAACGGGCTTGCGCCTGGGGGACTCTGTCTCGGAGCAGCAGCAGGAACCACAAGAGGAGGTGGCGCTGGCGCTGGAGCGGGCGCTTCCGCAGTAGGAGGCAGTGCCGCATCTGCAGCAGCCGCGGGGAAAGGAGGTAGGAGAGGCGGGGACGGAGGAGAGCTTGGTAATGTGAATACAGGAGGAGGAGCCTCGGGCGCGAAGGGCGTAGGAACCGCGGCCGCCGAAGCCTGCACCTCTTCTGGAGTCGGCTCTTTCCCGAACTGATTTGGCAGCCCTGGCAGCCGCCGTCCGTTCAGCTGCACCGACGCCAACGCCCGATCCCTCCTCTCCCTCTCCTCGAGGTCAACCGACGCCGCCAGCCTTTGCGCTTGGGCCTCCGCTGCCTCCGCTGCCTCCGCTGCTGCCTTGGCCTCAGCAGCTGCAGCTTCTTGTGCTGCTGCAGCAGCGGCTGCTGCCGCCTCCTTCTCCCCTGCTTCCGTGGCCCGAACCCTCTCTGCTTCCGCTGCTTCGCGTGCCGCTTTCGCAGCCGCTTCCGTCGCCGCCTGTTCCGCCGCTTCCGTTGCCGCTGCCTCGTCCGCCGCCGCGCGCGCCCTAAGCATCTCTGCGATGGCTGCATTTGCTTCTTCGGCCTTCAGTTTGGCGTCTGCCTTCTTCCCTTCTGCTTCGGACGTGGCTGCTTCAGATGCCGCCGCTGCCGCCCTCGCCGCCGCCGCCCTGCTCTCCGCCTCTGCCTCCGCTGCCGCCGCCTCCGCTTTGGTTCTGTTAGCTTTCGCTGCTTCCGCCAGCAGCCTCGCGTGCTCTGCCCCCGCCGCCACCACCTCTGCATCGAACTTGATCTTCGCGGCATCTGACGCTGCTCTCTCAGCTTCGATCCGTGCCCTTTCGGCTGCTTCTCTCAGTGGCCTCGCATTCTCTTCTGCCTCCGCCGCCACCGCCGCCAAGCGTTTGGTCTCAGCTTTTGCCGCCGCCGCCTTCTCGCTCCGTTCTTTCAGTGCAGCCTTGGCACTATTGTAAAGCCATGCCACACCCGCCACTGGAACTGTAATCGGAGCCGCAATCAGAGCCGCCGTTCCTCGGAGTACCCGAGACCCAAGCGACGGTGCATCGGCCCTGTACCGTTCGTTCTGCCAAGCGAACATTTCCGCCTCCAGAGCCGCTTTAATCACCGCACGATCTGCGGCTGCAAATGCCGCATACTCTACCTTCAGTGCCTGGTTCAGTTCAGCCCGAATGCCGCTTACGGCCATTGGGGTTGAACCGTCTGCATTCGTCTTGCCCTGCATATACAGCCATGCAGTGACTCCAAGTGGGATTCCTTGCCCGAGGAGACTCGCAAGGGGCAACGCCGCGAATGCCATTGTTCATGCGTGTTAAAAAATCTACTTGTGACGGCGCGTAAAGGCACGACCCGACCGAGCGCGAGCTGCACGCTTACGAGATACGATGCGACCGTGCTTGTTCTGCGTCAGGTCCTTGCGCGTGAGACCGCCAGGGGTCTTGATTGCCGTTCCATTCCATACCTTGCGACGAGAGCCGACAGTTTGCTGCTTCATTGTCTATGGATGGGAATTTTTACGAGTGACATCGGGCCGCTAGGAGCACGACCATCAACAAAGGGCCCTTGCTGGTACCGTCCACAGTAGATGTCGTTTGTATAGTCAAATGGGAACGGAACTAGATTCGTCTCGCCCCGAAAAAATCGACTGTTGGAAAAATGAACGAGGGCGTTGCGCGTGACAAGAGGGTAGACGACGAGGACTATGAAGTTCTGATCGACGCCGAACCCTTCTGGATCAGACGGACTACCAGATCCTGCGTGCACAGGTCTCCACCTCGCAAACAGATCGCGTATCGACCCGATCGCCCCCTTTCGAAGTCCCCATAAACCCCCCATGATTCGGGCGGTGTGCTCGGGGTTGTCGCGGATGATGTGGCATGCATAGTTCGACTTCAGAAAACCGTTAATTGCCCACCGATCCTTCCAGTGAATACGACTGTCTGCGTCTCGGAAGAAGCAGACGTCCACATCGGGTTCGTCGATTGCAAAGAACCGATGAATCATGTTCTTTGGGCCAACAATGCCCGTGTCTCGGACGCGAACCACGGGATCTGCGAGCAAACTGGCTTTGAACTCGGGCTCCGTGTCAGACCCCAGGTAGGCATAGACGACCCACCCTGGATAGTGCGTCTTGATCAATTGTACGTTTTCGAGGAATCCTTGGTGGTAAAAGACCTTCGTCGGGCCGTACAAACAAAAGGAGAAGGCGTTCACCATGTTTTCTCTTGTAGGCACGAAACAATAAAGTCGTTAATTTCCCTGTTCTCGGAGTACGGTCGAAGGCAATGGTAGTCACAAAAGTATCCTAGCAGCAGGGTGTTGCGAAGCTGGACCTTGTTCGTAAAGTTTCGCGGATGAATGCGATCAAGGCGGGTGAATTTGGTTAGCCCGTCGTTCAACACCACCTTGTGCCCAGTCCACTGGTCGAAGATCTTCTTGAACACAATCTGGTCCGTGCCCCATCCCACACCACCATGCCGACCATCATAGTTGGTTCCGCTATACCAGCGCTGCAGGATCACACTCGACTCCTCGGTCCCGAACATGGATGCCCATGTCTTTGGATGCGCCACATTGTAGCACATGGCGATCTCACCGGGGAAACAGACATCGCGATAGACCACGAAGGACTCCGAGTCTCCGCGGGCAGCACCTTCCACGTAGTACCTTCGGTTTCCAGGCAGCATGTCCATGTCGGTAATCAACACACCCTCATCGCGTGCAACTTCGCGGGGATACAGCAGACGGATGCACTGCGCCTGGAAGGCTGTGAGCATACCTGGAATGGGCTTGGACAGAATCAGGTGAGACGACCAGTCCTCCAGGGAGTCGGGAATTTCCTCAGCCACCAAGACGATATGTACATCGGCCTCGGGCAGCACAGCTTTCCATGCCTTGATGAAGCTGGGAATAAAGTCGGAATACAGCGGGTTCAGGTCCGTTGCCGTGACCACAGTTCCAATCTTCATTGGACTCTCCTGTATCTTGCGAATCCAGTATCCCACTTTCAGCTTCTCCATGTTCCACTCCGTTGACTCGATTCGCCGCTGCTCAGAGATGAGGCGCTCCTCTGTCACCTCGTCCCACGAATCCACAAACAGAATCGGCAGGTCGGTCCACCCTGCGTGGGCATTGTCCCTCTTCACAATGGGAATGCTGCCCATGTACAAGGTCTCCCAAAGTCGGTGCGTATCAATCCCGCCGCCCGGGGGACACAGGACGAACGAATGGGTGCGAACCTCGCGCAAGAAGGCGCGGCGGCCCTCCATCGTCTGATCTGGACTGCCAACGGTAATCCACGGCTGTGTCTTGGCAAACTCCAGCAGAGGGCCGCGCGAGGGGTGGTTGTCGACCACAAAGTTCGCATACAGCAACCCCTTCATGATTCTGGGTTCCTTGGCGACCTCCACCATGACATCGACATTTCCAAAGATTCGGTGGACTTCGCTCTCGTCCGTGTTGTTCGTCACGCCCAGTGGCAAGCCGTGAACACGCGATGACTCTGCGTTCACACCCCACCAGCTTCCCGTCGGATACGTGTCCACGATCTCATCGGTCACTGGAAAGTCCGAGTGACCACAGATCCTGCGGTTCTTGAACTCAGTCGTGGGAACACGAACAGACCCCCTCCAAACGATAGGAGTCTTGTACCGAAGACAGTCTGTCTTGTGGTACTCGGTGGGAAAGGCCTCCAAGTACTTGTCGGTACAAATGACATCCTCTGCAGTCCAGTTCATTTGTGTAGTTTATTTGGACCCAGTGAAAGTAGGTTTCACTATACAATGCGGATCCTCGTCCTCGTCCTCTCGAGTGCGGGGGAGGCCGCGTACGACGGGCTACGGGACGCGTGGAGGTCGTATATGCACACACATCCAAGTATCGACTCCTTCTTTATCGAACATCATCCTGTCAAGGAGCCGTGGTTGGACGGGGACATCCTGCGTCTTCCAGGTGAAGAATCGTTCCAGACAATTCGCCATAAGACACTAGGAGCCATTGAATACTTTCTGCAGAGTTCGTCGTATACACACGTGGTTCGTACGAACTTGTCGTCGTTTTGGATCTTTTCACGCTTGATCGACCGCCTGAATGCGTGTCCACCAACGCGGCTTTTTGCTGGCATTTTCATGGGAGACGGTATTTCGGGCGCGGGTATCTGCATGACACGCGATGTCGCAGAGTTGTTGCTTGCGCGAAGGGACATTGTCTGTCTACCTGGACCCGGGTTCTTTGAATGGGATGACGTGTCCTTTGGGCGCGCACTCATCGACGTTCCGCGAACCCACTTTGGGCGATTTGATATGTTCGACTACAGGATGTTCGATGTGCACGTTGCCCAGCTGCCCCCCGACTACTTTCATATTCGTCTGAAGCAGCTGGACGCGACCAATCGAATCCGTGAAGGCGAGTTGATGACCAAGCTGGTCAAGTTATTTTACGCATGAGGTCCATGTGATAGGACCAAGCTGCAAGGTTGTTGATGTCGAAACGGTGAACCGTGAAGGATGTCGACGGGTATCGGGATTGCAGGTGGCCCAGTAAGTCGTCAAACGATCGAGGGTGACTCGAAAGAAGGAGCGTTACGGCACCTCCCCCAGAGCAATATGCCCTGAAGTTCTCGATGCGCCTGTCGTATCGATCGCGAAAGTTCTTGAAGGAATTGTCTATGTAATGAAACTTTCCACCTGGCCATGCCTGTGTCTTGTACAAGTCCGCATGACCTGGAGACTCGTGATTGAAGATGAACCCGTAGCGAGTGTTATACAACAGGGTCTCGCCTGGATAGTATGCACAGTCGTTCGGATGGTCGATGAGCTTTAGGTATGTCGGGTCTGTGAAATGGGCAAAGTCCTCCTTGATGCATTGAACCATCCCTTCGTAGCTCGAGTTCATTTCATCAAACGGACATGTAGCGTACCCATTTGCCCGCACATCTCGAAGTCCCAGTCCAACCCCCTGCGCCGCCGCTGCGCAATTATGTCCGAGCGAAATTCCTGGCATTACTCAATGTCCTCGGCCTCGCCTAAATCGATATGCTTCATGATCCCGTCGAAGCTTGAAACCCCCGACCATCTGCGCATTCTGTTGCGGTGCATCGAAAGTATACGGCATGTCTACCCAACAGCACCTGTGGTCATTGCCCTTGCAAAGGGGAGCACATTGTCCCATGTATTCGACACGCACACACAGGTGGTCGAGAACCCATACTTTTCTACATGGGGATGCCTGCATCTGTTCCACCACAATCGCTACGCGGATCAGGCCTTTATCCTACACGACAGCGTGGTACTGACGCGCCCCGTTGAGCCCGTCGACCGCTTCCAGTTCATATATCACTTCAACGAACCTGGACTCGACCGTCCGCGAAACGACGAAGGGTATGCACGGATTCTGCCCGAGAGTGAGCGCACATCAATGCTGACAACCACAAAGACGGGATGCTTCGGAAACATGATGGCGCTTGACCACGACCTAGTCGAACAGCTGGAGTTCCTTGACTACATTCCAAAAATCACGACCAAATACGATTTTGAGTGCATGGAACGGATCACATCCTACTTGGCAGGAAAGCACGGGTATGGGACTACAACGTCAATGTGTGGAGACATCTTCCACCCAGTCGTGGATCCATGGGTCCACACTGAGTACGCGTGGCTTACATTCGCAGATGTCCAGGCGCTCAGTTTTCCCGCGGTGTTTCTGAAGGCAATTGTTGCCCGAAAATAACAATGGACCACAGTTGGGAAGATGTCTATGTCAACCAGATTCGGACATCTGCCCGTTCGATCGAATCTGCCGTCGGGTTCTTTGCTCCACGACTGGCAGATGCAACCGTCTACTTGGCAGGCATCGGCAAGTCGGGTCTTATTGCTCGAAAGTGCGTGGCTACGTGGCAGAGCATGGGCCTCTCGTGTCACTACATGAGCGTACCCGACATGCTCCACGGAGACATCGGAGTTCTCAGGCCTGGCGATGGTATACTGTACTGCAGCAACTCGGGAAATACGTCAGAGCTTATTGCCGTTACGGAGTACATCAGGTCAAACAAACCGTATGTATCTCAGTTCTTAGTGTCAAACAACCCAGTTCCCACAGTGACAGCTGTAGACCAACACTTTATGATCGGAACAAGCACCTTTGTGGAGGCCGACTCTGCAAATCGCGCGCCATCCGTGTCGTCCGTTATCTTTATGATGTTCTTGGACCAACTTGGTATTCGTATCGCAGAGACAAACGGCATTACCGCAGAAGGGTTCAGGCAGAACCACCCGAGCGGAGAATTAGGGAGAAAGTAATGGCAATGTCAAGCAAATGATAGAGATATTCTACGACGGCCTGAACATCGAAAAGTGGAGCGCGCACCCAGCCGTAAAGGGCTTCACGACAAACTGTACGCTCTTGTCAACACACGCCGACCGGGTCTATACATCGGTCTTTGCATCCGCAAAGCCGTTTCTTAATGGACGCCCCTTTTCACTTCAGATCTGGGAGGACGATGTGGAGTTGGCACTTCAGCAGATCAAGGACATTCACGCGATCGATGCTTCGATCTACGTGAAGATTCCAATTGTCAATACGCGAGGCGAATACAATGACGCACTGCTTGCGTATGCGGTGGAGAACAAGATCCCCATAAATGTGACGTCCCTGTACACGAACGAGCAAGTGGCCCGCGCCCGCGAACTTTTGAGTGCGTCCGTGGCTCCAGAGATCATATCCGTCTTTGCAGGTCCAGTCTCCGATACCCAGGTTGACCCTACGTCCTTCGTGCGGTATGCGGTCGAGGCATTTGAAGGACGCAGCCACAGTCGTATTCTCTGGGCAGGTGCGCGTGAGCCCTACACGATTCAGCGTGCCGAGGCCGCGGGGTGCCACATCATTACCGTCCCCGATGCGGTGATGGAGAAGTTGGACCTGACCAAGGACAGCAGGGAACTTGCCATTCAGAGGGTCAATACCTTTCGAACCCATGCGCTGAAGGGCGGTCTACGCATCAAGTAGGAACGAAAAGAGCGCGAGCTTGCCGATGCTCTTGTAGATCACGGGGATACACGAACGGTCGGAAAAATAGTGAAACGTACGGAGAACCATGCACGCTGTTACACACTCCAACACAGGATCGTCGAGTGGAACGGGCAGCAGCTCGGACAACCATGTGCGACATTGCGTCTCGTACTCGGGATCGTATGTCTCATTGTTGATATGAAAGTCAAACCCCAGGATGCTCTGGTACAGCTTTGCATAGTCTGTCATCTTGTCGCCCTTTAGCGAGAAGGCCGAACCGATCTTGCCACGCATATCCAGTAGCCTGATTGTGCCCTCCTTGTCCACGATCATATTGTCGAACCAGGGGTCGCCGTGGATAATGTTGGTCACCTCAAACTTCGGTCCCATGAAATACCCCGTAAGGACCTCGCGAATCACGTCGACAACCCGTTCGATGTGGGGAAGGGCGTAGATGTCGGGTTCGTCGGCTATGCGACCTACCAGTTTTGTGACCGACGTAGCCAATATGTCAGACGGGGTTACCACGGATCCGTCGTCGAACTTCGACGAGTGCAGCGTGTCGAGCGCGCCGACAATCGATGCAAGAAGCGGGCGAGTCAGCAGTCTGTTTCGAAACAGGTAGCTGGGAGTCTGTCCTTCAATGAACTCCATTTCAATCGTGCTCCTTCCAGACTCGTGCGTGCATCCGATGTAGGCAGGGAGCATTGACTGAAAGGACGTTCCCTTTGCGGTGGTGTAGAAGTAAAGCTCGCCCTCCAGAGAAGAGGTCGGGCCTTCCTTGAATAGAACCGCGCCCTTTCGGAACAGTCGGTTCTCATTGTTCGAACAGCTGCGCGGCAGGCACACAGGCTCGACTGTACACATTTGAATGATTACATGTTCATTCTTTATGTGTCTTAACGAGTCTTCCGCACAAAGACCTGGCTGTCGATGCACGGCTGGTTGGCACTGATGCGCTTGTGGTAAGCAGACCTGAATCCATCGATTCCCCGCTGCGTCAGATCAGGGCCACCCCACCCATAGTCGTCAAAGATCATGGTCCCACCCACCTTGAGCTTGCGAAAGGCAAGAACGGCGTCCTCGCAGACATACTCGGGCTCGTGGTTTCCGTCAATGTAGATAATGTCGAAGGACTCATCCTCTAGCTTGGGAATCTCGGAATGAGAAAAGCCACGGACAACCGCGATCTTCTCCTTTTGTCCACTCGCCTCGAGGTTGCGCTGAAAGGTCTCGTAGATCGATTCCTGCTGCGTCTTGTATTCCGAGTAATCGGCATAGTCAATCCACGGATCGATGCAGACCATCTTGCTGTCGGGGTGGGCGGCGTATGTCTGTCCAACGGAAAACAGGTTGGCACCGTAAAAGGTTCCAATCTCGAGGTATCGGATGGGTCCAAGTGTAAGAGGGATCGCACCCAGCCAGTTCTCGGCAGTCCGATACGTCACACCTTCGAATGCCATTGCTCTACTACCACAAATGCCTGTAGGTCTTTACACGCATTTGTGGTTTTGTATTTGGGTTTTCGACGGGGGTTGCGACCTCGCGGAGGTCTCTAGTTGCTGTAGGCCAGACCACCCATGCCACTCATCACGCGCAGCACGTTGTAGTTGACGGCGTACACGCGAACCTGCGCCGTGCGGCCCGAGCGGACCGTGTTGACGGACACCGTGAGCTGCAGCGTGGCCTTGTCGATACGCGAGAAGTTGCAGGTGCCGCTGGGCTGGTGCTCCTCGGGCTTGAGCGCGAAGGAGTACACGTTGATGCCCACCGTCGGCGTGCGCGTGTGGTGCTGGTACGGCTGCACATAGTTGAAGTAGCGTCCCTCGCGCTCCGTGAAGCGGTCCTGGCCGTTGAGCTGCAGCTTGGCGACCTCGATCGGGTTCTTGCCAGAGCACTTGACGCCCGAGTCCAGCAGAACCTTGGCGAGCAGGTAGTTCGTCGTGTCCTCGAAGAGCGCACCCTGGTCGCCGACGTTGCCGCTCGTGTCCAGCCAGCTCGAGCCAGCCAGCGACGGGCCCTGCTGGATACCCAGACCCGGGAGGTAGGGGCCAGACGCACCGTCACCCGCCGTCGTCGGGACCGTGACCGCGCCCGTGCCGCCCAGCGAGCCGCGGGCCAGCACATCCAGCACGACACCCTCCGTGGTGAAGTCGTCGGAGTAGTTGAACGGCTGCATGCCGTTCACCTCAGCGATCGGGTTCGAGGGCGGCTGCGAGCAGTCGACGAACGAGTCGCGCTGGCACACCCAGATGAGCTCCTTCACTGGGTGGTTGAAGTTGAGCTGGATCTTGTTGCTCGAGCTCGTGATCGACTCGGCGCCCGTGAACTGCAGCTGCTCGATGAGGTACTCGTGCGTCTGCTGGGCGAAGCGGCGGCGCTCCTCCGTGTCCAGGTAGACATAGTCGATGTACAGCGACGCGGCCGTGAGCGACTGGATGGAGGTCGGCACAGACTGGCCCGACTTGAGCTCCGTGTACGAGCAGTTGATCCACTGCTCGAACTCCACGTTGATGCGCACCTCGTGGTACTGGAGCGCGATCAGCGGGATCGCCAGGCCCGGGTTGCGGCAGAACCAGAACTGGAGCGGGATGTACAGCGTCTTGGCCGGGGTGCCCGCGCGCGGCGCGCACGAGTTCGTCAGCTCGGCGCCCGAGCACGACTGGTCCAGCGCATAACCCGTCGTGCTCTTCATCAGCACGAGGTCGTGGCTGTTGCCGATCATCTCGTCGAGCGCGCGCACCGTGCCCGCATCCTGGGTGAGCTGCGTCCAGATCTGCATCCAGTCGCCGTACTGGCGATCGATGCGCTGGCCGCCAATCTCGAGCTCAACCGTCTTGATGAGACGGTGGCCCACATAGTTGAGCCAGCGGAAGCGAGACACCGAGTTCGCGACCGTGCCCGCGGCGCTGAGGTCGACCGCCGGGAGAACCACCTGCACATAGGTGCGGTACATCAGGTCCGCGTTACGGTTGATGATCGCCGTCACACGCTTGTTGAAGTCCGCCTGGCCGTTGAAGGTGACCTCAATGGACTCCATGGCGAAGTTCGTGTGGCGCTTGAACAGCACCTTCCAGAAGGTGATCTGGGGGTTGCCGCTGATGTAAATGTCCTGCGCACCGTACGAGACAAGCTGTAAGAGACCACCACCCATATTGCTGTTATGTTCCATCGCAAGAAAAAATAGTGGGCGCGACGACTACCCCACAAAACACGCACGACACACTGCTGCGTACGATTCGGCACCTCCGATGACCACCTGACCTGAATTCGGGTTCAACCTGCGCGTGAAGTGTGCAGAGTCCCCACACGAGCAAATGGCAGTCAACATGGTGACAGTGTCGGCATACGGAACAACTGCAAGGATCTCACCAAAGGGCTGGCGGCGGTAATCGCCCGACAGTCCAATCACATATACCGATTTATGACGGTGCTCAGCAGCCTCACGAACAAAGTGGACCAGGGCATAGAAGAACTGAGCCTCGTCGATCAAAATGACATCGCAGCTTGCAAACATGTCATCTGTTACACTGTTCAGCGTGTCTGTCGTCAAGCACGGAAGCGAGTCTCCATCGTGCGTTGTGATTTCGGATGTCACTCCGAACCTCGTGTCACACGAATGCTTGATGACAAGTACACGCTGTCCCAACGCAGTGTGCTTCCGAATCGCGCTCAATGCATAGGATGTCTTCCCCGCAAACATGGGGCCCATGACGACTTCGACTGACATTGTTCTTCCACACACGCCACATGAAAGTTAATATGCTCGAGTGAACAATGTGCTACAGCAAGGACTCGAGTTTGTACACCTCTACGGTGTCGTTTGTTGCCATTGTGTACTTGCTGAGTTCGGGCAGTCCATATTTCCAATGGCTAGGTGTGACACTGATCGGATGGTGTTCTATGCAGTTCGCAGAGTATCTGTTGTGGTCCGAGAATCCTAAGGAGGGCTGCACAGAGACCAACAAGCTGGTCACCGCAACGCTCATACCCATCTCCCTCGCACTGCAGCCGATTGCACCCGCGTTTGGTGCATTGTTCGTGTACCCCTTGGAAACGCTGCGACCGTATCTCATTTTATGGGTACTCCTGGTGGTCGGCACCATGGTCGTGGAGTACGCGTATCTTTGCGACCCAGAGCAACCATGTACTGTCGTGAACAAGGAGAAACATCTCGACTGGTCACGATCAAAAGACTATGCCAATGGCGTATCAAGGTCGTTCTTCTATAGCGTGTGGGTCACTCTGATTGCAATGCCTATGATCTTCGGATGGAAGAAGGGGTATTCGCTTCTGGCTGCATTTTGGATCTTTCCCTTCATAGGCTACACATATGGCCTCTCGACACAGTCTCCTGCAACCCTCTGGTGCTACTACACGAGTTGGTCGAGCATCATTGCCGCAGTCGCTCTGCTCTTGAAGCAGACGGGCACCTACGACCTCCTGCGTGTGTGAGACTTCTCGCGCATCTCCTGCCTGGCCCACTTCTTGAAGGACGGATGATTCGGGTGCGCCTTTTCCTTCAATTCCTGTGCGGCCCACTTGCGAAAGGTCAAGCGCTTCCCCTTGTGGGACATCTCACGAGCCTCCTGGGCAGCCCACTCTTTGAAGAGCATGCGATGACGGCGTGTGTGCATTTATACGGATCCCATAAAAATACTCTGCCACAGTCGTTCGTAGACCCACGGGGTCTCGTTGAGGCGGGTGACCAGAACCGACATCAAGACGTGGTAGAATTCAAGCGGTCTGGAACGGATTCGTTCACGCGACACCACGAACTGGGCACCTGCACTGAATGGAAACTCAGTTTGAACGAGACCAACGGAATCTGCAATCTTTCCCACTCCGAGTCCACCGTGATGAGGCCAACCATCGCGGTCGCAGGAAAGATGAGGTCCCAGGTGTCGAAAGTCCGTCGGGGCCCGAGCAAGATCCTCGACAAGCCCGGGAGCATGGTCAAACGGATACCCCTGGACAAAGGCGGTATAGTCGGCAAGGCTGTCCCACCGAGTAATGATGTGATACAGGTATGTGTGGGCCTCTCGTCCGATATTGGGAAGAAGGCAATCGTCCTTGGTGTAGACAGTCACCTTGTACGGAAGGGTCTTGGTCCACTCAATGTCCTCCTTGTACCGAGCCACGACCACCTCCATGTCTGAACTCCACTTATAGACACTAAATGGAAAACGGGTATGACCCCCGACCAAGACCAGATTACGGCACTTGTCGTGGCGCTGTTGGTTCTTGCGTGCGGCATCGGATGTTGTGCGCATAATGTTCTCGGGCGCGCGTCATCTCACGAGGTTTACGAGCTCGAGGAAGAGATAGAAGCATGAGCATGTTCGAGGACTGCAAGGTCGAGTTGCTGGAGACATTCGGAGACGATCTGACCGTGGTCAATGCTGCCCGTGTATCGCTGGGCAAGCATGTGGATGAGTTCACGGAGAAGGACGCCAAGCTCATCAAGTATCTGGCGGACCACGAGCACACATCGCCCTTCTTCCACCCCCAGCTGCGGTTCCGACTGAAGATGCCGATTTGGATGGCGCGCGAGTGGTTTCGCCATACCATCGGCTTCTCGCGGAATGAAGTGAGTCGCAGGTATGTGGACGATCCCCCGACCTTTCACATTCCTCACCTTCGGACACGGGCCCCGGGTAAAAAGCAGGGGAGTAATGACGATGTCCACCTCGAGGACGAGCGATTCATGCAGTATCTGAAGATGCACTGCTGCCACTCAGTGGACGAGTATAATCATCTACTGGCGAACCAGATTCCGCCCGAGCAGGCGCGCATGGTGTTACCGCAAAATATGATGACCGAGTTCATTGAGACGGGCTCGCTTGCCGCCTATGCTCGGTTGTGCCACCTTCGCATGGGTTCCGACGCCCAGGCGGAGATTCGGGCTGTTGCGAGTGAAGTGAGTGAGGCGATTAAGAAGGTGTTTCCAGTAAGTTGGAGTACTTTAGTTACTCCATGACCATGTGAGGCACGATATGCATGGCCTCCAACTCCTGCATCCAGAGCTTCATCGCATACGGAATGGTCTTCTGCACAAAGTCCGTCTTGTTGCCACACGAGCCACACGAGTAGATGCCCTCTGCAGGATTGACCACCGCCAGAGTACCACACGTCTTGCAGATACCTGTCAGGAACGGGTCGGACACATCCATCAGACGCTCCTTGGTAAACACCGAGGCACCGTGTGAGATCATGCAATCGCGCTCCATCTCTCCAACACGCAGACCACCATCGCGTGCCCTGCCCTCGCAGGGCTGGCGGGTCAGCGACACAATCGGTCCACGAGCCCGAGAGTGCTGCTTGTCAATCACCATGTGCTTCAGGCGCTGGTAGAAGGTGGGTCCCATGAAGATCTCGGCCTGCATCATCTCGCCCGTCTGGCCGTTGTACAGAATCTCATTGCCGTACGGATGCATGCCCATCTCCACCATGTGCGCCCGCAGATCCTCCACCTTCATGTGGTCATACGGCGTTCCGTCGCCCAGCGTGCCCTTGCGCACACAGATCTTGCCGAAGATGTTCTCCATCAGCTGTGCGATGGTCATGCGGGAAGGGACTGCGTGAGGGTTCATGATCAGGTCGGGACGCAGCCCCGAACCCGTGAAGGGCATGTCCTCCTCGTTCAGTAGCATTCCCACCGTTCCCTTCTGTCCGTGGCGGGAGGAGAACTTGTCACCAATCTGCGGGACGCGCTCGGAGACCACGCGCACCTTCACGAAGGGGTAGCCATCCGAGTTCTTGTCCTGCCACACGCCGTCCACACGGCAGTCCTCGCCGTTCTTGTGGGTCGTCGAGGCATCGCGGAACGCATATCCCGCCGCGTCGTGGCGCAGGTTCACCACCTTGCCGATCACGACATCGTTCTCCTTCAGCACCGAGTTCAGGATGGGAATGCCCGTCTCGTGGATGGCCGCGTAGCTCGTGGTCTTGAACTTGCGAGTCGCGTGCTTCTGCGGCCGCATGAACTTCTCCTCGCGACCGCTGGTCACATTGCGATGCTCCTCGTCCTTGTAGAGCGTGTAGTACAGACCACGGAACAAACCGCGGTTCACGGCTGTGCGGTTCATAATGATGGAATCCTCCTGATTGTATCCGCCGTAGCAGGCAATGGCCACCACAGCGTTCATACCGAAGGGCATCTCGTGCATCTTCAGAATGTTCATCGACCGCGTCTCCACCAGCGGACGGCTGATGGAACAGAGCACATACGCGTTCTTGTCCAGCCGCTTGGCAAAGTTGGTGGCGTACACGCACATGGACTGCTTGCCCATGGCCGACTGATAGGTGTTACGAGGAGACTGGTTGTGGTCCGACAGCGGAATGGTGCCCGCCATGTGTCCCACCAGCATCGACGGGTGAATCTCGTGGTGAGAGTGCGAAGTCACCTCTCCGCGCGTCAGAGCCACGCGCAAGGTCTCCGTCTCCGAGGCGTCAATGTACTCCATGCACGCCTTGACCCAGTTGTTCCAATCACCGCGCTCCGACTCGGGCGGCGGCTCGGCCCCTGCACGGAACACTGGGCGTACCACGCGGCCACCATCCGTCTCAATGATGATGGTGTTCAGCAGAGTGTACCACGCGATGGAGGTGTGCGGATGAAGGCGGAAGGTGTGCTTGGCCGTCCGCAGGGCCTTGACGACCGTGTGCGGGTCCTCCGTGTAGGCCGTCAGAACACCATTTACGGTGATGGAGGTACCAGGGTAGACGATGGCCTGCTGAATCCAGATGATTCCAGGAGTCTCGCGCAAGAAGTGGAGGACCGTGTGACTCGGCACATGCTGGGTCACGGACGTGAGCAACGACATGGTCTTCACGATACCCACCGAATGGCCCTCGGGTGTCTCCACGGGGCACATGAATCCCCACGAGGTGCCATGGAGCTTGCGAGGCGCCAACAGCTTGCCCGACTTCTCCACGGGTGTCTGGATACGGCGCAAGTGGGACAGTGTGGCGGCATAGGACATGCGCGACAGAACCTGCGAGACACCGACCTTGGTCGCGTTGGACAGCGAAGTGGACGACGATGTGCCCAGACCCTGGACTGTGAAGTTCCCCGTGGCCAGTGCCTGCTTCAGCTTGCCCTCGATCGTGGACAGCTTCAGAATCTTGTAGAGATTGTTGATGTTCAGAATCTCCATCGGTGCCGGGCGGCCATCGGGTCCCGCCTTCTTCCACGAGTCATTGTTCACTTCCTGCACGAACTCATTGCGAGTGTCGTTGCAGACCTTCTGGAACAGCTGACGGAACAGGTGCGTCAGCAGCGCACCCGTGGTGACCACGCGCTTGTTCGGGTACGCATCGCGGTCATCCAGCGGAATGTGGCCGCCGTAGGTCAGCAGGAGCCTACGAATCATGGAGGCGGTCAGGAGAGCGCGGCGTGCGTTCAAGACCTCGGGTGTGGTCGTCTCGCCCGCAAAGCGCACGTGCGGCAGGTACTCGGTGGTGAGCAGCTGGCGAACATACGCGCACTTGTCCTCCTGGTTGGTCCCGTACTGCAGATGGCCCGTCAGGTACTGGACCGCATCCTGCTGGGTGAAGATTCCCAGCTCTGCACAGTCGCGAAACGACGCGCCCAGCATGTCGACATGCGAGTCGTTCTCGTCTCCCCAGACCATGCGAGCAATGCTCCGATCGTTGGTCACGCCGATGGCTCGGAAGTACACCACGATGGGAATGTCC